GCTCTCCACGCTACAAGAGCTGCTATCGAAGAAGGTATCGTGGCTGGCGGTGGTGTTGCTCTTCTTCGCTGTGCCGGAGTAATCGATTCTTTGAAGCTAAAAGGAGATGAAGCCATTGGAGCTCAATTCATCCGTAGAGCAATTGAACATCCTCTTAAGACTCTCTGCTCAAATGCTGGAGTAGAAGGAGCGGTAGTCGCAGGAAAGGTTCTTGAGGGTTCTGGTAACTTTGGTTACAATGTCTCAACCGATACTTATGAAGACCTCGTGGTATCAGGTGTTGTTGACCCAACAAAGGTTACAAGAACCGCTCTACAAAATGCGGCTTCTATCGCTGGCCTCCTCTTGACAACTGAATGTATGATTGCTGATGTATCGGAGAAGGAAGAAAAAGGCAGCTCTGCCACAACCTGAACTCTAATGCCCAAGTTGACTATCAGTTATTTGGTCACGGTTCATAATGAAGCTAGGGAATTAGAAATTCTCTTAAAGCAACTTTATAGTATCGTGGCTGGAACTGATGATGAGATTGTTATCTTAGACGATTATTCCGACGATGAGGCTACCAAAAAACAGTTGGCATTTCACCAACTGTTTTCTACTTCATCTAAGCCAGGAAGAGTAATTCAACATCATCTAAATGGTAATTTTGGAGAACACAAAATGTTCGGAACCCGTCAGTGTCAAGGAGATTACATCGTGCAGCTCGACGCTGACGAATATTTATCGGATGGTTTGGCCGGAATGATACACGAACTCATCGAAGTAAATTCTAATATTGATTTATTTAGATTACCAAGAGTCAATATCGTCAGAGGATTAAACACTAACGATCAGCTCAGATGGGGCTGGAGAGTAAATTATCAAGTTGAAGGTTTTCTTGGACTTCCAGTGATTAATTGGGATACAGGAGATAGACAGGGTAGAATTTACAGGAACTCTGATAACATTGTTTGGTCAAGAAAACTACACGAAGTAATCACAGGAGCCACATACGTAGCTGACTTGCCCATCGATGTCTGTTTTTCTCTAATCCATGACAAGACAATCGAAAGACAAACTAAACAGAACGAATTTTATACAAAGAATTGGACTAACAACGAAAATCGCGGAATATGAATATCACACGAAATAAACTATCCTTCCAAGTAACAGATGGAACTCCAAACGAAGGATTTTGGAAGAATGATAATTGGGAAATAGAAACATACCAAACTTTTGACCAATTCTTGACCAAAGATTCAACTTATCTTGATATAGGTGCTTGGATTGGGCCTACTGTTCTATACGGCGCACAGTTGGCAAAGAAGGTTATAACCTTTGAACCAGACCCAGTAGCTTGGATCGAACTACAAAGTAATTTGGCTCTCAATCCATTCACAAATATTGTAGCGAACAAGCTCGCTTTTTCAGACCACACAGGCAAACTAAAAATGGGCTCAGACAATCGGCTTGGTGAGAGTGTTACCCGAGTTGGGGACTTCAAGGATGAACTAAGTTTTGAAACAGACTGTATCATCTTCGATGAGTATCTTGGAACAATCAAAGACGAGCTCCCTAACATCAACTTTGTCAAAGTAGACATTGAAGGGTCCGAATATTTGATTGCACAATCACAGTTCCTTCGTAATAATCCCCTACCTTTACTACTTTCTATTCATCCTGAGATGATGCCAAACTTCAAAGAAAACATCGAAACTATCATTGACTTGAGAACCTATTATTTTTCAGCGGTATTTGTTTCTGGAAGTAAAACGGGACAACAAGTAACAGATAATGACCTAAGAACAATGACCGAATATTATACAATCCTACTAACATGAGAAACCTAACAGAAATCGCTAATCGTAATCACGCTGACAAGGGAACCGAATGGTTCGAAAAACACTCCTATACGGAAACTTATTGTAATTACATCCCAAGTGAAGGTCCATGCCGTCTTCTTGAGATTGGTATTTGGCACGGGGACTCTTTGCGTATGTGGAAAGAATATAATCCAGAAATGAAACTCTGGGGAATGGACATCAACGATTGTTCTTCTTTTTTTGATACATCTCTCTGTGAGAAGGCATACGTCTTAGACCAAACCAACCGTGACCATCTTAATCTCATTGCTACCGAAACCACTCCACTTGACTTTGTAATTGACGATGGTGCTCATCAAATGCCACATCAGCACATTAGTCTAGCAATTCTACTGAAATCGGTGAAGTCGGGAGGTATTTATTTTATCGAAGACCTACATACGTGTCCACTGTATGCCAACGAGGCCCGAACAGACTATCTTTTTCAAAATTGGATTACAACTGGCTCTTTTGCTAGCCCATTTTTGACATATGAAGAGAACGAATTTATTTCAAAGAATATTAAAGACGTTGAATTTTTTAACAACGGAAAGCTCGTCAAGATGGTTAAAGTATAAAGAAAGTCGATAACGACGAATGCTGTTGACAGTAGACTAATTACGAATATTGTTGTCTATAAGGAAAACTCCTACTATGCGAACCGCAATAATCTTTTCAGTGACTATCTTTGATGAATCCAGAGCATGGATGATGGACAAATGGATTGAACGACTGGAGAAGGACTTCTCAGACTGTGAAGTTTATTTCGGTATCAATCCAAAAACACATCAATCGGTAATTGACAAAATTTTAAAGTCAAATCTCAAAAGTATTGTCGCGTTTGTTAAAGATGAAAACTACTGTGAGTCCGACGCTAGTGGAACCCAAGTGGCTTTACAGGCTTTAAAAGCTCATGGCGCTCGATACGATTACTATTGGTTCATCCACACGAAGGGAGGAGTTAACCAGCGACAAGAACGTTTTGAATATTACCTCAATGAGTTTTTGGGTAAGCGTGAGGAAACAGAAACCTTTCTTCAACGTAATCCCTTCATTGGTTCTTATGGGCATTATGGTGTAGGTCAATCGGCTGATGGAGTAACACAATGGAAAACTCTCAGTCATACAGAATTTGACCACGGAAATATCCCAATTGTTCAAAATGTAAACTTTGAAAAATTAACTTGCACCCATGTTAATTGGTCTTACGTAGAAACTTTCTATATCATCAAAGGAGAATTGATAAATTGGATGGTTGATACAGCAGACGACTCTTACTTTGATAAGAGAATTCGTAACAGATGGTATGGTGAGGTCGTATTACCTTGGTTGGCTTCACGCTCCGGTCTGTATCCTTATGTTAAATATGGCACAAGTCAATTTGCTCCCGTTGATTTAAATCTCACCACCCGTGAGTGGGAAAAAGAAAATAACCTACAGTTCACAATCGTTCCATGAACTTTAAAGAAATACCCATCGTAATCGTCAGTCATAACCGTTTAAGCTGTATGGTGCAGCAGATTGAAGCTCTCACGCAGAGAGGTTATAAAAATCTTCATATTGCTGACTGCGGTTCTACTTATCCGCCACTACTGGAGTTTCTTCAAGCTTATGGTGGAACAAAGTTTGAAGTTCATTATCTCCCAACAGGCGAGTCAGGTCCATTGGTGTTTGAGCGCACCCATCTTGGGGCTCTATTCACTGGTAGCTACAATGTGCTGACCGACAACGACGTTATTCCAACCAAGGACTGTCCTGATAACTTCGTGGAGCACTTCTACAACATCATGCAGGAATACAATACTGACAAGGTGGGGTTTGGCTTGAAATTAGATGACCTTCCTGACCACTATCCGTTGAAGGCTCAAGTTCTAGTTCACGAAGCGGCATTTTGGAAACAACCTCTCAGGGAGGATGTCTATCGCGCCACCATCGACACAACGTTTGCTCTTAACAGACCGGGATTTCACGGCGCTTATTCCACCAATTCTATTCGCACTGGCGGATTTTATCAAGCTCATCACTATGGTTGGTATGTTGACTACAACAACCTTCCAGCCGATGAACTATTCTATCATAAACTTCGTCCACCCGCATCTTCTTGGATAAACTACTGGAACCAAGTCAAACAAAATTATCCCGTAAAACAAGTATGAATATCGTAATTCCAATGGCCGGGGCCGGCTCACGTTTCGCAGATGCTGGGTATTCTATCCCAAAACCTCTAATTGATATCAACGGGGAGCCAATGATTGTCAAAGCTGTCAAGTCACTTAACCTGCATGGAAAATACCATTTTGTAATTCGAAAAGATGCATACACATCGAAGTTGAAGAGTGTAATTCACACGATACTTCCGAACGCCCTGTTTGTCGAAGTTGATTATGTTACATCGGGCCCAGCATCATCGGTTCTGTTGTTCAAAGATAAAATTGACAACGACGATGAATTGGTGGTTGCGAACTGTGACCAAATTATGTGGTGGAATTCCGACCTGTTTCTTCACAACGCGAGATACAATTCCGGAACAATCGTTACATATTTTTCTGAGACGCCTAAGAATAGTTACGCTAAGCTAGACCGCTCAGGATATGTTACAGAAGTAAAAGAAAAGAAAGTAATCAGTAACGTATCTTTGAATGGAATTCATTACTGGAAGCAGGGAAAAGACTTTGTGTATTCTGCAGAAGAAATGATTCGTTTGAAAGACACCGCACCAAACGGAGAATACTACGTGGCCCCAACATACAACTATCTAATAAATAAAGGATTTTGTATCGGAGTCTATCACATACCAAACGAGCAACATCACGCCGTTGGAACGCCGGAAGACCTGGCAAAATTTGTTGAGTTGGAAAATTCAAAATGAGAGTATTCAAATTAGATGACATGTTTCGTGGTTGGTTCATTGGAAACTTCAATCCGTCCGTGTGGAAAACCGACTATGTTGAAATCGGTGTTCTCACACACAAAAAAGATGAAAAGTGGCCGAAGCACTATCACAAAGTAGCCATCGAATACAACGTTCTTCTAGAAGGCAGTATGACCGTCTGCGGAAAACTCTTAACAAAAAATGACATATTCATCATCGACCAAGGTGAAATAGCCGACCCAATTTTTCACGAAGACTGCAAAGTTTTGTGTATCAAATCTCCATCCCTACCAAAAGACAAATATGAAGTTGTTTAAACCACTATCAGAAGTAAATCAGAACGATTATGTAATAGCGACGTATCAGCTACGTTCCACCCTCGATTCGAATCTAAGAGATGCGGCATGGAATCTGGCCATCGGTCAGAGTGTCGGAAATCCCAACGTTCGTAGTATTCACGAAACAGACGAACTATTTGAAAATCACTCTTGCATAATCATATCTGATTTTGTTGAAGATGACCTACGGAAAAAAACTCATGGAGAAATCAAAATTGGATTTCCTGTAGTCAATACGGATTGGGAAGATGATGGAATTTCTCACCTGCTATGTCAACTGATGGGAGGCCAGATGGACATTGATGTTATTGAGGGATGCCGCTTAATCGGATTGGATATTCCTGATAACGTCAAGAAACATTTCAAAGGGCCAAAATACGGCTTCTCAGGAATGAGAGCTTATACAGGCCAATATAACAAGCCCCTATTCGGCGCTATCATCAAACCAAAAACGGGAATTTCTCCGAAAATTCTCTTGGAAATGGTGAAGGAATTGGTTGATGGTGGTGTAGACTTCATCAAAGAGGATGAAATTTTATCAAACCCAGCTGTCTGTTCGTTGAAGGACAGAGTTCCTTTGATTGCCAACTGGCTCAACAACCAAAGTCGTAAGGTTGTATACTGCACATCTATTAATGCCGACCCACATGCAATTTTGGATAGAGCCAAGTTTGTGGCGGATTCTGGCGGTAATGGTATTCACTTGAACGTTTGGTGCGGTCTCGGTGCATACAACTCAGTCAGAAGATTAGACCTTCCATTGTATCTTCACTTCCAGAAGAGTGGTGATAAGGTATTCACCGACAAGTCGCATAGATTTAGTATCGCTTGGGATGTTATGTGTCAACTTGCCGGCCTGATGGGTGCGGATACAATCCACTCTGGAATGTGGGGTGGATATATGAGTGAGTCGGAAGAAGATTTGCAAAAGACTTTGAAGGTTCTTCGTGATGGAAATGTAGTTCCGGCTCTTAGTTGTGGTATGCATGCCGGTCTGATTGAGGGTATTAATAAGCGTTTTGGCGTCGATTACATGGCAAACGTTGGTGGAGCTATTCACGGACACCCAATGGGAACTGTCGCCGGCGCAAAAGCTATCAGACAATCGATTGATAAGAACTACGGTATGGAATATGGAATTGCTGTTAACAAGTGGGGAATCAAATCTTGAGACTAATTGCTCACAGAGGAATCATCAACGAAAAGTCGTCGGCGATAGAAAATCATCCAGCCACAATTGATTTTGCTCTTATGCTTGGATATGACGCCGAAATTGATATCAAGTATATTGACAAAAAATGGTGGCTCGGTCACGACGAACCACAATATGAAGTTCCCTATTCTTTCATATTGAAGAAAGGTCTCTGGTTACATTGCAAAAACATCGAGGCATTATATGAGTTGTCTCAGAGACAAAAGGATAGCACCTATCCGAACTTCTTCTGGCATCAAAATGACGATTACTGCCTAACAAGTCATGGATATGTCTGGACACACATCAAAACGATGCCACCTTCATTCTCACACAGGTCTGTCGTTATGGTCGATGACTATTCAAAGTATGGCTACGACGAACTTATCTGCATGGCCGGTGTCTGCACAAAAAATGCTGAATTTTTCAAAAAGGAAATCAAATGAAAGTTGCTGTATGTCTTTCGGGCCATCTCCGCGGTGGAGATAAACTGACTTACCCAAGCCTCAGAAAATTCTTATTAGACAAATATGACTGTGATGTATTCTATTCTTCTTGGTATGAGAGTGGAGAGAATGTTCAATTTGTCCATCAACAAAACGTTGATTCATCTAAAGAAGACATGAGACAGAGATTGTTCGAAACTTACATGCCTGTTGATTTTCGTGTTGACTTCGCCGATTCATATTTGGTGACTAGGTTGAAAGAAAGGTGGAACGGAATAACAACGAGGAACGGTTCACAATTATTTCAAAACAACTTGATGTTCAAAAAAATCTATGATGCTGACCATATCAGAAGAATGTATCAAACCGAAATAGGTCAAAATTACGATGTTGCTATCAGAATGAGATTCGACACCGAACTTGTGTGCGATATCATCGAACCCAGCCTAAAAGAAATTTCCGAAGGAAAGCTATTGGTTCGTTCTGGACACTGTGGACTGATTGACCAGCTTTTCTGGGGAAAGCCCGACGTTGTTTCGGCCGCTGCTGAGTGTTATCTTTATGTTCCGGAGATTGTGAACAGGTCTAACTCCAATCAATTTGAAAATGCGGAGAACATATTCGCAAATTATCTTACCGCAAGAGGGATTCCATTTTCTATAAGAGACGATATCAAGTTTGCGTTGACAAAGCCCCACGGAAAGAACATAATCTGATTATGAGAATTCTTTTCATTGCTAAGGGCGACTTGCCAGACTTCCAATCCGACATGGTATTTCATGGTTTTCGTTCTTTATTTGGAGCAGACTGTGTTGACGCCAATAAGATTTGGCACATGTATAAAAAAGATAAGGAAGAGTTTTGGAATACGCGAGTTCCTGAGAATGGAAAGAGCTATGGCCGAGGATTTACTCTTTACGGAACACTTGAAGACATTGACGAAACTCTCCGCATAGACCTAATCGATAAGATACGTTCAAAATATTTTGATTACGTGGTCTATGGATCTGTTACACGTTGTCAAGATTACTTGCAGGAAGTTTTAAGAGTCTATAATAAAGGAAAAGTTATTTTCATCGATGGCGAAGACAACCAAGGTATAAACTATCAGCTCATTGATTTAGGTGGGCACCTATTCAAACGTGAATTGAACTCTTCGCCTACTTCTAGGTTGCACCCAATCAATTTTTGCATACCGGAAGACAAGGTATTGGCTTCCGTGCCAGAGAAATCACAAGATTGGGGAACAGTTCAGCCTGGAAAGTTGGAGACTTACATCTTCAACGAAGAAAAACCTTATTTTGAGGACTATCAAAAATCATATTTTGGCTTGACCACGAAGAAGGGGGGTTGGTGGTGTTTGAGGCATCTTGAAATCCTTGCTAACGGTTGCATACCGTATTTTCCTGATATTTCCGGCTGTCCGCCAGAAACAATGATGTCGTTTCCTAAAGACAAGATAATAGAAACCAATACCGCAGTATCTTCAGCCAAGATAGATATGAATTGGTATAAAGACACCGTTTCATTTTTGTTAGAGCACACTAGAAAATACTGCACTACGAAAGCAGAGGTTACAAAAATGTTAGAAATAATCCAATAATTTAGAGTTATATACTCATAGAGGACATCACAATGGAACGAAAAAATATATGAATCTACCGAAGAAAAACAAGAAGCTGAAAAACGTTGGAAACGAAGCAAAAATGAGAAAAAGCGCTAAAGGAAACAAATATTCGTTGGGTGTAAAAGGACAACTAGTATGAAAAATGTTATCTGTATGACCGCCATGATGGGGAAAGATACCCCTCCTCACCAACCCTTTGTTCAACGTTGTGCCTATTCGTGGCACAAGTGGGCCGAGTCACATAACAGCGATTTCATTCTCCTTGATACAGAATTTGAAGACCAAAAGAAAGTTCCCGGAATCTTCCAGCGTATGAAGATACTTGATGCTCTTGATAAAAATGGTCTTCAATACGACCAAGTATGTGCTGTAGACTGGGATACTTTCATCATGCCGTGGGCCCCAGACTTCTTTAAGATAGTTGACGGTAATTTCGGTGGATGTCCTGACGGGGGGTATGCCCCAGCACTCAATCGGTCTATCCGTATGACCAGAGAAAACTTCTTTCCAGAAGTTACGGATGTATCATGGGCTAATTATATGAATGGTGGCATGATTGTCTATAATAAAAAGCACAAGAAGGCTTTAGATGAGGTCTATGAATTCTTTCACCGTGAATATAAAAAGTGGTGTGAGGTTAATAAATCACCGGACTTCACAGACGACCAAACTATCCTTAATTTCACGGTCAGAGCTAACAAGTTCCCTGTCACTCTGCTACCAAGGTCTTTTGATGTCATGGATTACACACTTCGGACATTATTTGACAGCCAGACAGACGCATTGGGTCGCACTCTTGACCCTAAGACCTCCTTTAGAGACGTAACAGACATGGTGCATCTGACAGGCGATGTGAAATTTCGTAACGAAGTCACTGGATGGCTCTTTACAACTTATAAAAACGAACTAGAACTATGAAAAATATCGTATTATACTGTAAGTCATATCGTGGAGACGTTCATCGGGCTAAGATTTTGCTTGACTCTGTTTTCAAATTCAACAACGACAATATACCTTTCTATATTTCTGTCCCAAAATCTGACATGAGCATCTTCGCTCAACATCTTGGGACAACTGGATACATTTTAGTTGAAGACGAACAAATCTACAATCACGACCAATCAGAAAGCTGGACGACTCAACAAATTGTTAAGAGTAGTTTTTGGAAATTGGGGCTGTGTGAAAATTATGTGTGTATCGACAGTGATAGTTATTTTATTCGTCCGTTTTTTGTTGAAGATTTTATGGCCGACGAAGAAAATGGAATACCGTGCACTGTTATACATGAACAAAAAGACCTATTTATATGGACTTGTAACAAGTCTTCTCTTCTTGGATTTGACCCTTACGGAAGTTTTAAGGATTGTCGCCAAAAAATAATGGACATATTTGGAAGAAAAGGAAAATTTTATGACGGTGGGCCTGGTCCGATTATCTTCAACAAAAAAGTGTGGGAAAGTTTGGAAAAAAATTATCTCACCCCAAACAATTTAGTGTTCGGTGATTTGATAAAAACAGTTCCTTCTGAATTTTCCTGGTATTTGGAGTGGTTGCTGGCTGATAAAACGATACCATTATACCCCGCAGAGCCTTTGTTTAAATTTTTCCACTATAAACAACAATATGAAGAATATAAACGATTGGGATATAAAGAAGAAGATTTCTCTCAAATTTATTCGGGGCTGGTTCTTCAGTCAAACTGGGGAGCACCTTTAAAATATTGATATTTATCTGACGTTTTATACTCTGACATTATACTTATAGAGGATGAACACATGGGACGAAAAAAATTACATAGAACCAAAGAAGAACTTCTTGAAAAGCAACGGGCTAGAGCCAAAAGATACTATGAAAAACATAGAGTTAGGCTCAACAAAGAGCACATGCAGAGGTATTGGAAAAAAACATCCAAAGACAAAAACCCAAAGTAAATTTATAGAAGACTCTATAAAAAAGCACGGAAATCGGTATGATTATTCGAGAGTTCATTATACAAACTCTCACACAAAGATACAGATTTATTAAGATTGACTACCGCGGTCGAATAATACATACTGTTTGTCAAATGGCTTCTGTCAATCGTTCACTACTTAATTTATTCAAGCAACGTCCGGAGTGGAAGAATCTAACCAAACTCCAAAAGGAGTTCTTTTACCAATTCTTTCAGAAGAAGAATCTGTTCTTGACAGGTCCTGCTGGAACGGGAAAGTCTTACTGTGTCAATCTTCTCATCGATTTTCTTGATGAAAAAGAAATTTTCTATGGTAAGACAGCAACTACGGGCGTAGCCGCACTCAACGTAAGTGGCATTACTATTCATTCGTGGTCTGGAATGGGACTCGCTGACGACGATGGGATGGCTTTGCTTGAGAAGGTTGTTGATAACAAAAAAGCTTGTGGAAGAATCAAGTCTTCCAAGGTTCTCATCGTTGACGAAATTTCAATGGCAAAATCTGAATTACTTGATAAGCTAGACATCGTTTGTCAATACATTCGTAACAGCGATAAACCTTTTGGTGGAATACAAGTTATATTGGTCGGAGACTTCTTACAGTTACCGCCAGTATTTACTCACTTTGAGAAAGAGAAATTTGCGTTTGAGTCCCAAGCGTGGAGAGACGCTCGTGTTTCAACCGTTCATCTTACGGAGATTGTTCGTCAACACGATGAGCCTGAATTTGCTTCTTTCCTTAACCAAGTCAGAATGGGAACTTGTCAAAACTTTGATATTCTGGAACCGTGTCACGATAGAGAATTTCCCGATGACGGTATTATTGCAGTCAAATTGTTCTGTAAGAATATTGACGTAGATAATTTTAATCGTAATGAGTTGGCGAAAATCAAAGCACCGAATAAGCACTACTATAGCACCGATGAAGGAGGAGAACAATGGACAAAGTTCTTCGACAAGAACTGTCGAGCTCCAGCCGCATTGGAACTCAAAGTTGGAGCTCAGGTAATGTTGGTGAAAAATGTCGATACGGAAAATGGACTAGTAAATGGAAGCGTTGGAGTTGTTGAGTCCCTTCATAGCGATACCGTGGAAGTTCGCTTTACAACGGGGGAGGTTCACGTTATCGAACCTCAAAAATGGGAAGTCAAACAAATTGAAGACGATGGATTAGGTGGGATGGCACCAAAGGTGGTTGCTACACGAAAGCAAATTCCACTGAAGCTTGCTTGGGCTCTTACCATCCACAAATCTCAGGGACAAACTCTCGACCGAGCAGAAATAAATGCAAGTGAAGCCTTTGCTGAAGGGCAGGTTTATGTCGCGTTGAGTCGAGTTCGTAATTTGAAATCCTTGAAACTACACCAGTTTCATCCAAGAAAAATTACAGTAAATAAAAAGTGTCTTGATTTCTATAATCAAGCGCCTCCGATTGAGGCTGACTTTTTTGAAGAGGAAGAAGAATGAAATATACATACATACTTTGGCTAATCGCGTCGGCTTTAACCTTCTCCGTTGGGGAATATTTCTCTAAGAAATTTTCTATTGAACCAAGAGTGTCAACAGTTGGATACCTGTTGCTGTTTTATTTGATTGGAACCCTACTATGGCTTCCAGCGATATACCAAAGACAATCTCTTTCGATTACAGGAACAATATGGTCGGTTTTGACCATGATGATGACTGTTATTTTAGGAACAGTTATCTTTAAAGAAAGTGTTTCCACGACTGGTATAATTGGGATTGCATTATCAATTGTAAGTGTGATATTGTTAAGTCTATGAAACCAAGTCGTATATTCATAATCAGGCACGGCCAATCGTTGGCCAATGCCGACATTAACACTCATGCTACTATTCCGGATTGGAAGGTTCCCCTTACTAAATTGGGTATCAAACAGTCTCAAGAGGCTGGGGAATATATTGCCGAACAGATTGGTAATGAAAAATTAGGTGTCTATGTTTCCCCTTTTCTTAGAACAAAAGAAACTTGGAATAACATGTCGGTAAACATTCCGGGTGCTTGTATTGCCTTTGAAAAAGAAGACCCGCGCCTTCGTGAACAAGAGTGGGGGCACCTAAGAGTGGCTGAAGAGTATGATGGTATTGAAAAAGAGCGAGATGCCTACGGCCCATTTTTCTATCGCATACCGGATGGAGAGTCTGGCGCTGATGTGTATGACCGTTGCACCGGCTTCTTGAGCACTATTTACCGAGACTTCAAGAAAGATGACTGCCCTGAAAACATCCTTATCGTGTGTCACGGCTTCACCATGAGAGTTCTTCTCATGCGTTGGTTCCACTGGACGGTGGAACACTTTCACAATCTCAGAAACTCAAGAAATTGCCAGATAGTAGAAATTGCGCAGAATGAGAAGGGCCGATTCGAAATAGTAACACCTTGGCCCCTAAAAACAGAACAACAATGAATACAAAAACAGCCGCTATCATTCTCAACCACAACTTGCCGGAATACACTGATATGCTCTTTGAGTCATTGAAGCCTTATGAACGTAATGATTATGAACTAATGGTATTTGACAACGGTTCATCCAAGGATGGGCAGAGCAAATATACAACACATGGAATAGAGAAGAATGTTTACTTCGGCGGCGGATTCAATGCTGCGATGCAAATGGTCATCGACAACCCGACATATGACTCAATGTTGTTTTTGAACAATGATTTGACCATACATCCATATAATTTTGTGAGGATATTACGTGCAGAAATGTTTGGCTTCACATTTAACAGAAAAGAAGACCCGGAAAACTATCAAAAAAATCCTCAGTGTGACCTCATTTCTCCAAGCTTTTATAATGTAGAACCAAATAAACAATGTCACTGGAAAACTATGCATGGTTATGGACAGGTGACAAGAGAAGTTCCATTCATAGATTTTCAATGCCCACTGATTTCGAAGAGACTTCTTGAAGAAGTAAAAGAAATACATCCGAGTTTGATAATGGGATTTGGTATAGATTTTTTGTTTGCTTTAACGTGCCAAGACAAAGGTTGGAAAATAAAAGTAAGTGACCTTGTGGGTATTATTCATCACAATTCAATGACAGTTAAAAAGGGCGTGGCGGGAATAAACATTCAAGAATATTGTCAAAGGGCCGAAGCTGGCCAATATGAATTCTTTCACAACATTATAAAAAGATCGAAAGATTATTTGGAATTGAGAAATAAAGCAGAAAATTATCAGTTTCCGTGACGTTTTATGTTATGACATTATACTTATAGAGGATGAACACATGGGACGAAAAAAATTACATAGAACCAAAGAAGAATTGCTCAAACTGCAACGTGTTAGAGCCGGACGATATTATGACAAACACAAAATACGTCTTAATCGGGAAAGAATGGATAGATATTGGAGAAATAAAAAATAACGTGAAGAAATACAATGGAACAATCAATGAATTTATCAACGTCCGTAACCTTGGAGAAAAATACGATGGAACAACTTGAATTTAACATGCAACCAAGCCGAGAAGGAGAGTAGATGGAACTGTTTGAGACAGAGCCCCACTCACTCTTCAATATAGGTGTTTTTAGTCAATTGCTAAGCATAAACTCCAATCCAACTGTGTCCTTCTACGATAACGTATCGGGTAAGGCTGGGAGCTTGAGTTGGAAAGACGGCGTGTTCCGATTTGAAGGCGCAGCGGAAGAGTCCGCTCTCGTCTTCTTCACCCACGTGCTTCACAGTGTCAATACCAGCGCAAAAATATACAAGGACGCCCTTGAAAAATACAGAGGGGTCGCGGATAAAGATGGTATCTACAGTGCTGATAGTCTACCTGCATAACCCTTATGACTATAAAGGAATATGAAGCATTGTGGAAGGACTGCCCGCCGTGCCCATTTGCGGTGGGAGATCGTGTTACATTTAAGAATGAGTATGAGAATTTTACCCATGACCAGGGTGGATGGGTGTTTGTTCAGGTGCTACTTCGCAGGAGAAATCTTTCATTCTTGACCATTTCCAATGTGAACGGTATTTACATATGCTTCAAGGAAGTCCAAGAAATGTTCGACTCCTCATCAGGCGGCTTTTCCTATGTTCCATTTAAGCTTATTCAAACATGAACTACACTTGGGCCATCAACACATACAAAAACTTATCATACCTCAAGTTGGCAATTGATTCTATTCGTAGAAATGCTTTCGACAAAACCGCTGATATTGTGGTGTATGTAGAGAACGACCAAGAAACGGCTGAGTGGTTATCTCAACAAATGGATATTCTTCCTGTCATTGAGTATAACGATGTGCCAAAGGGTATTGGCGGCGGGGTCAATAAAATTATAGAACAGATTAAGACTCCTTACTTCAGCCTCATTCACTCAGATATGTATATCAGCAAGGACTATGATAAAGGTCTGATTGAGTGTTACCAACATACCAAACTTGACCACGGCGTTCCTTACTTCGTTAGTGCCACCCGCATTGAGCCAAATATCTTCGGACCCTATCAAACCTCTCGGCCAGGAACCATAGTGGTTCCAAAAGAAGCATTTGGTGAGTTTCATCACAACTTTGATATGACCGGATTTACTGGTTGGGCGGAAGAATTTGTCAAGATTAACTCAGAGTCCTTACATCGCAAGTTGGAAGGTGTGTCTTACTTCGGTAAAGTAGAAGACTTCCTCAAGACAGGTGGTAACGACCCTCTCTATGCCCCGGCGTCATTCGAGGATCATGATTTGACCATCCGTATGATGTGTATGGGTTATGAGTTTGTCACTACAAACCAGGCGGTCGTCTATCACTTTGGAGCAAGAGGTAGTATTTTTAGAGACGACAACCTTAGCATAAGACATCCAAGACAAATTAAGGCTGAGGCTGATAATAAAGAAAAGTGGATGAAAAAATGGGGCGAGATGTTCACTGAAGATGAGGTTGGTTTTATTAAGTTGACTCCCACCCTGCGAAAGAGATACAGTGAGATTTACAAGAATTGTTGATATTTCACGACGTTTTATACTACGACGGTATACTTATAGGGGATGAACACATGGGACGAAAAAAATTACACAGAACCAAAGAAGAGTTGCTTGAACTCCAACGAGCCAGATCAAAACGATATTATGAGAGACACAAGAAACGACTCAGCGAAGAACAGATGCGGCGATACTGGATTCAAAAAAGAGTGGAAAAGAAAATGTCCAAAATGTAAAAAAGATACATTTCATACTACAAAGAGGGTGGCTTTTAGGTCAAGGGACAAATTGTGTCATAGTTGTGGACTAGAAAAAGGAAACGCCACAAGAATCAAAAATTTTTCAAAAAAGCCTTCTCCAACAAAAGATCAACTTTCGTGGAAATGTCCGAATTGTTTCAAAGAGATAGTATGTTCCGACATGCATTATAAAAAATATTTGGTTAGAAATAACAAAACATGTAAAGCTTGCACTTGGAAAAATAAAATAGGAAATGAAAACTATCTCAAGCGAAAATGCCCCCAGTGCGGAGACGATATTTTATACGCAAACAGAAGAAATCGAACGGTGTGTGTTCGAAGAAAAACGGTGTGTAAACAATGTCAAAATATAAATTGTTCTAAAAAATTGAAAGGGGTGTCACTGGAAAATCGATTGGGAAAAAATAAAGCAATTAAAATGAGAAAAAAACAATCGAACTCTTTGAAAGGACTGAGAAAATCCGATGATTGGAAGAAAAAAGCCAGATTTCGTAGATGTGAAATGATCCAGCAGAGTATGGGAGGTGGACCAGCATACAACATAAAATCCTGTGTATATTTGGATGAACTGTCTAACAAGAGAGGATGGAATTTACAACATGCCAAAAATGGTGGTGAGGTTGTTGTAGAGGGATATTTTGTAGATGCGTATGATAAAAAAAGAAACATAGTTGTTGAATACGACGAGCCACATCACTACCTCGGAGTAATATTAAAACAAAAAGACATTGACAGAATGAACAAAATAATACATCATTTAAAATGTAAATTCTACAGATACAATGAAAAAGTTAATAAATTAATAAGATATGAATAATATCGTTGACAATATTTCTCTTATAATTCCGTCATACAATACTCTCGAGTATTCGAAAATGGCCTATACAAGTTTGAGAAAATATTATTCAAACTTGGAAATACTTGTAATGGATGATGGATCAACGGATGGAAGTATTGAATTTTTCAAACAAATTTCTCTAACCGACAAAAAATTAAAATTGTGGATAAATTCAACCGGAAATATATTTGGCCATTGTGTAACCTATGATATGGGTATTGACCTAGCCACAAACGATATTGTCACAATTTTTCACAGTGACATGGTTTGTGGTAAGAACTACCTTGAGAATATGTTGAAGCACCTCAAACCAAAGACGGTGGTGTCTGCCACACGTATTGAGCCTGAGGGTATCTATCCTCCGGGACGCGAAAAAATCCTCAAGCCATTTGGTATGGTGCACAATGAGTTCAAGCAAACAGAGTTTGATGAGTTCGTGGCGATGGAACAGATAAAGAACAAAGACAAGACCACCAACGGCATCTTTGCTCCGTGGATGATTCACAAGATTGACTTTCTTGCTATCGGTGGCCATGACGCCAAGAGTTTCGCTCCATACCCTGAGGAGGACGCCGACCTGTTCTTACGATTTGCTCTTGCCGGTTATACCCTTGTTCAAAGCTGGGATGCTTTTTGTTGGCATTGGATTAGCCGAGGACACCGTAGTTGGGCAAAAAATGGTGTAGGCCATGACGATGACATGTTTCAGTTCTATCAAACTAGAGCTCGCAGAAACTATCTTCGTAAGTGGAACCGTTGGATGGCTTTTGATGCTGACCATCATCCGGTAGGCTTTCCGGTCTATCGTGTTGGCTTCGTTTTGAAAAACGTTACCACCGTTGACTTTCTTCACGCCATTGAACCTTGGGCGCAGCACATCTACGTTGACAACATGATGTGCGCTGAAAAATACATCGCTTCGGAACAGCCGACGACAAAAATTAAGCTCAGTGACCGTATTTTGAATCACGGATACATTGATAAAATGGGAGACGAAATTCTTCTAACTTTTAGTCAAGATGAATTTATGAAAGATGCTTATCAGCACCTAAATGTTATACAAAATCTTAATTCGATACTAACGGATTCAGCAGAGTCTAATAGCGAAGCTCAACTTGGTATTTTTCACCTTAAGACGTTGAATATCACTGACTATAGTAGCACATTAATCAAAGTCTGATATTTTGTTGACTTTAGGTAAATTGTAGGACATTGTGAAACCATGACTAAATCATTGTATCTTCCTATTCACAGTTTCGTCAACCTGATTACCAACAGCTCCAGCGAAATCTTCGTATGTGCCGATGAGTCAACCGTTGAGGCCGTTAAGGCCGTCATCGACAATCTTCTCAAGGGTGCTGGTTCCGACAAGACCGCTGATGAACTTTTCACTTTCACGTTGACTGTTGAGATTGACAATCCTGAGACGTATGAAGAGCGAAAAATTTCTGGTAAGGGATACACGCTTACCGTCGATGTCAATTCTGCGGAAGGGAAGCAAGCGATTGAAGACTACAGCGGTGACAATCCACAGGAGTCTGGCATCCTTGTAACACCCAAGGACGGCACCAACGAAAACCTCGTGCTCGCCGCGAAGACCCTCTCCAACCTCACTGGCCTATTTCAAATCGAGGCCAGCTACAACGGTTAATTTATGAACAAATCTGTTATCCTTCATATCCACTCATTTGTGGATGTTATCACAAATTCTTCTTCGGAAGTTTTTGTTTCCGCCTCCGAAAAGACCATCGGTGTCGTCAAGAGCATCATACAGGTATTCTTGAATCAAGCCAAAATCACAGAATCAGTTGATGAGCTCTTTGATGTCAAGTTGGTTTATCGTGACTATCGAGACGATGAGGAAGTGGATATAGAGGGAGAAAGTGAATACAAACCTTCTCGCGTTGTTATCACGCTTAAGGCCACACAACCCTCCACAGACCTCGTCGCTCTCACAGAAGCTTTAAAGAAGCTCAACGGATCTTTCTCCGCAATTGAGTATATGAACTAACATGAACTTTTCAGACTCAGACCTAAAAGCCATGCAGAATGATGCTACTCTTGCTGGCATTCAATTTACTCTAAAAGAAATCGCAGAGTTATTGGCCAATGACAAGAGTGGAAGGGCTGAAGACATTTGGGATGATTTTGAAAGTGTTGGGCATCCTTCAGGTGAATATGGTATGGACACTATGGTTCGTGACATGTGGTTTTCCCTTATTGGTCAAGCCTACGTTGGTCGCAACTGGCCGACGTATGGGGAAGGTGAACAGGTTCGTGATAAATTCTATGCGAAGTTAACAGACAGTTTGAATAAAGCTGGCATCAAATATATTTGATTGACATTTTTTAAACCGTATATCCCGCAAGTTTTCGTATCTTTCTTTTGATTTTTTTCTATAGTATTCTGCATTTTTCCAATAAGTTCGCATTCTCCATTTACATTTTCTTTCACGTTTTTGTTCTTCTGTTAAATTATGTGATTTTCTTCCCATAAACATAAATATCAACGAGTTGACAAAAAGACCAAATAAAGACCAAATAAAGTTGACTTTTTTCAAAATATGAATAGTTTATACAAATGACCATGAGAATTCGCAAAGAGGCCCAAGCCAATTATTCCGCTGTTTTTGTTGACGGCAAGACCATTCGGATACCAATCAATCCGAAGCTTCCTATCACCGAGCTTCATTTTCCAGAATTTTATGATTTAAGCCCCGGAAATAAATGCAGCGGCGCTTGTAGTTACTGCTACGCGGGTGCCTTAAAAAACGGCGTCCACTACAAAAATCTAGTGTCGAAAGTTGATAATTTTTTTGGTAAAATGACACTTAACCAAAGACCTTTTCAAGTTGCCATTGGCGGGGAGCAGGAACCCCTTGAGAATCCTGAGATTTGGGATATGATGGCTCGCCTGCGGGAGCTGGAAATCGTTCCTAATTATACTACTAACGGTATGTTCGTCAATGATAAGAACATCGAACTCACCAAGAAATACAGTGGTGGTGTTGCAGTCACTCTTCATACCCATCTGGAGAAGTTCTGGAGACGCGCCTTGGCTCGCTTTGCTGAAGCGAAGGTCAAGCTCAACGTTCATGTTATTATCTCTGGAAAAGAAAGCATTGACGCTACGGAACGTCTTTACAAAGAGTATGTTGACAGTGGCCAAGTGGATTATTTTGTTCTTCTTCCTTATATGAACTATGGCCACGCGGTCAATGAACCTAAGTCCATTGATTATGATCACTTTGCGAAGTGGCTCGACACAGTTTACGCTGATGGTAAAATTGCCTTCGGGGCTAACTTCTATAACTTCATCCGTAAGAACGCGGCTAAGTTCAACGTAAGTCTCTACCCACCAGAGATTATGAGCAAGTATATCATTCTCGATGATAAAATGCAGGTGTCCAACAACTCCTTTGAAAAGAAGTCGGTAAACTTCAACCACTCAACTGGTTGTGAACTCGGTATGGCTCGGACTGAATTTCTCGCCGCATGAAAACTAAATCAAAAACTGGTCTATTCTATTCTGACAATACGCCTATTTTAGAGGGTGATTCCATCACTCTCTGGCACGCACAGGAGTATAATCCAAAACCGGCAAAGTTTGTTCGCACCGTTGAATGGTCGGACGATGATGCGGCATACGTTGCATCTTCTCCAAAATTCGGAATTTCTGAGTATCTTTCAAAGTCTCTTCGAGATGTAAATTGTTTCAAGGTAACGAAAAATAAACGATGAACAAGCTCTCCCGATTTTTCTCCCACCCAGCAACACTCTTAATGATAGCTATGCCTCTATTTGGTATAGCTATAGAATTAAATTCAAGAAATTATAACCACTACTGACATGCTACACATTATTCGCCCCCATTCCTTTGTTGACCTTATTACAAATTCTTCTTCGGAGTTGTTTGTCTGCAACACTACCAAAAGTGTAGATGCAGTTAAAAAGGTCTTGGTTGAACTTGTCAAGCTGGAGAACCAGAAAAATGCTTTGAAGGATACGAAGCACCGCTCTTCCTTTGGTGAAGATGGAGTTTACGGAGAGACAGAGGAATTTGTCTTTACTAACTTTTTTAAGGAACCGGCGGTTGCAGAATTTTCTTTTATTCAGGAAAACTTTCCAAGATATGAGGAATACATGTCAGCGAACAGCTACTACAATCGTGACTTGGAAGGTAAATTTGAAGTTTATCGCATTGCTCACAAAAAAATATGTGAGTGGCAGTTGATAAACAAACAGCCCCAATATAAAAATAACATGACAGATGTTGAGCAGGCTGCTTACGATGAGTATCATCATCAGTATCGTCTCAATCGGAGAAAATTTTTCAAGGAATGGAATACCTACACCAACCAGCTTGAACTTGACTTCTATCAGTGGGCTTTTGAAGAGGCTGGACTGAACAAAAATCTGCTTACCGTTGATTTTGAGGATGAGTATCCGCGGGTTCAAATCGCAGATTCCGTTCCAACTAAGGATGCTGCTGATACAGCGGAAGAATTCCGTTTTGAAATTGAAATGGCTCTAAGCTATCACTACAATTTCAACAAGGGAGATATTCTTCTTTGGTCACAGTCCGATAACAGTGTTCCTTATGGCTTATTTGATAGTATCGAATATGTCTTGAACGCTCACCGCATTCACGCGGGATAATTATGGCTCTATTTAGAACTGATGAAGAAGACAAGGTGAGAAACTTTGGTAGTTTCCGCCAACAGCACATTCTTATTCCAAATGAATGGGATTCCAACAATGGACAAACGCGTGATCTTGAATCTACATGGGAAGGACGCTATCGACATGAAGCTGGGCTAATTCACGGAATTTGCCAAGCTAACGGTTATGCCAAAATACTTGAGCTTGGTTCTGGCCCAGGTCGGTTAGGACAATTCGTTCAGGAACTAAATCCATACATTTCGTATTCCTACATTGACAAGATTGAAGCCAAGAAAGAGTTTGAGAAAAGAGGATTTAGAGGAACGTTTCACGTTAAAGATATGATGAACGGTCTTGATGTGTCTGGCTTAGACACCGACTATGATTTTGTTGTTGCTAACGATTTCTTAGAACACGTTGCAAATCCATCGGATATTGTTTTTAAAATACGCTCTGTTACTAAGGACAATGCTGGATTCTTTGCATCTGTGCCAAATTGGCGTATGGGCCACGGTTTTATTTATCGTGGATTGTTTGATTTTGATAACTGGGTTTACTTCTGTCGAGTTCACGGTTGGAACGTAGAAACAGTTGATGGTTCCCATCTAAAGTGTGAACCTCTTCCAAAATTATCATCTGAGGATTTACTTCCAGACGATTTGATTACGTCTTGGAACTGGTATTTCAACTCAAAGAAAGTTAACACCTGATTTATGGCTATTCAAATCCCACCTGACAGAATTTGTAACGCATCCCACTATGAAGCGTGGTCGATATGTCTATGGGAAACCCCAAAATGTCTCTCGTATGTGGTAGTTGCTATAGACCTTTTGAAACAAGAGACTATAGAGCTTTTAATCGTGGACAATACGACGAATCTGTGGTGGCTAATTGCCCCCACTGTAGTATGTGGAATAAAGCTGGCGGAATAACGCTAGCTTAATCCAACTTTTCTTTGTTTGTCTCGGAGTTCTTTCCGTGACCTTGATGCTTACCTATTTTCTTCTTGTGATTTATCTTTTCAAACTTGGGAACTTCTAGTTCATCCAAAGCATCGAGATTATCGGTTTCAACTAAGTAGTCATCCTTGTAGCGATGATTATTTTTGCTCATGGTGATGAATTGAACAGCCGCATCCAGCTTTTACGTCAATCTTCCACAAATTTAAAGTAGACGGAGTTGACACATTCCAAAGACCCTCACGGTCAGCTACTGACGATGTATCTATTTGTGGACTTGCTAACAGACATGTCATAAATAGAGCCATGATTAACACTATCTTTTTATATGTTTTCATACTCGAATAACTATCATTTCGGATTACTTTCCAGTCGAACCAAAACCACCGCCGCGGTCTTCACCTGGTAAATTATCAACTACCTCGAAGGTGATTCCATTTGTGACTATCGGCAAGAGCTGGCAAATTTTATCCCCCTTCTTGTATATTTTTGACATATCTGGAAGTCCCTTTATATCTCCGAAACGACTTGCTCTAAGGTCACAAGGTTGCCAAATATACTTAAACCGAACAAGTATTTGATTTTTGTATCCTCTGTCGATAAGTCCGATGGAATTGGCCAGAACCAAATTATATTTGGAGATACTCGAACGTGGACGTAAATCTGTGTGGAAGTTTATTAAGTCAGAGTATCCAGCGTAGGGAGAATATTCTATAGCTTGGGGTGTGGGTGTGACATAAAGATTTGTTTCGAACTCAACATAGGTTATACTATAATATTCGCCAATTCTCTGATCATCAAAGGTTCCGAAATCAGACTTTGTTCCGACAATAGCGGGTTCGCTTGTGGCAGTTACGTCATAACCCGCATCAGTTTCGTTTGCACGATTTGGAACAATTAATCCCTCAACATTCTTTAGATAGTATTTTACGTTCATAGTGTTCTTACTCCCCATTCAGAGTTTAGTAGTGACCCGCCGGCGTATGATATAGCACTTTGTAAGTCTTCCTCAATTTCAGAAAGTTTTTCTTCGCAAGTCCAACGGTCAATAGGAAGTTCAATACGAGTTCCTTCGATATGGTGAATACTGTGAGTGTTGTCTTCGGATGCTGAGCCATAGTAAATCTTTGCGATAGGAAATTTTTCATGTCTTCCGCCAAGCAGTCCATTACTAAAGCCGTCTCCATAAATGGTTTCGGCCGGACTATCCTTGGTAGCAGCGAACAAACCCCCAGCCATGACCATAAGAGCTCCAGCTGCTATAGCTTTAGCAATATCTCCATTGGTTCTAATACCACCGTCAGCGATAATTGGAACCATTGTAGGTATAAGCGTATTTTCGGCTTGAGTCTTTTTTCGCCAACCCATATTTACCCGAGAGCAGTTTTGAACCGTGGTGAACATTGGAGAACCAAATCCGGTTTTTCCAAACGTAGTGCAAGCTCCTCCTTGAGCAATACCAACCTTCACGATGTTAGCTCCCCAGCTAGACAAATCATACACCGCTTCGGAAGTTGACACGTTACCTGCGATGATAGAAGGCCGATACCCAACAGGTCCAGCGGAACTCCATATGGAAAACTCTGGGCCACTACCAATAATAGCTTTAAATTCTAATTTACGAATAAATTCAAGCATCTCTTTCATACCAATACTATGTCCATGTGCGACATCAATGGTGATGAAATCTATCCGATACTCTGCATTGATACATTTACGTAAAAGTTCCTTGTCTGAGTCCTTTATACCAACGCTGATACTAATAGTCTTCCATTTTTCAATATTTGCCTGAGATACGAATTTGAAGGTATCCGTGAAACGGTGCATGATATAAAAATAGTCATTATCGCTCATCCATTTGGCTCTATCGGTATCAATGACGCATTTCATGTTAGCGGGAACAATGGGTAGTTTAAATTTTCTACCCCCCATTTCTATAAGTGTCGATGCTTGATTACGCGACTTGAAGGGGGAGAACTTGGGTTTAAGAAAAACCTCTTGATATGAATAAAATTTGTCCATTACGACCACTATAAACAACCATCAAAAGATGTCAATCTATAATAGACTCTCTTTTACGTTTTTCCCAAGAATTTTTTTGAGCAATAGACATGTTTTTACACCATTCTTTTGAGCGTTCTGGTCTTTTCTTTCCTTTCTGGGTATCCATCATTCTCCCCACTCTCCATTCGCTCAAAACAGATAAATTTTTATCGACCAATTTGTTCTCAACTCCGTTAGTAATCCAACGTTTTCCAAAACTAGGATTATCTTTTCCAATTCCTTTTTCTTTTCCAGACATTGATAAATTTTTTCTGTGTTCGTTTGAGAATTTGGATCGTTTCTTCCCCTTATGAGAAAGAGAAATTTTTCTCTTAGTTTCTTCAGAGTGTTTTCTTCCAGTTTGAGTCAGTGACATTTTTCTTCTGTGTTCTACTGTCAATTTTCTTCCTTTATTTGATTTCCCTGTTTCGGAACATCCGCCCTCTGTTAGATTGTAACCACTGTGAAAGGAGTCGTGGTATTTTATCCAATAAATCTCACGTAAATTCAACGTAACCTCATCGATTATTCCGCTTTCAATAATAATTTTATCAAAATTGTCATATCCATACTTTATCAAAGCATTATAAATTTTTGGTTGTCTCTCACATCGCAAACATTTATAATCACTCCACCTAGACGGAATATGATTTTTAGTTTTGCCTATATACCACTTTCCATTTATCTTACAACGAAGTCCGTAAATTCCCACCGTCTTTTTTGGTGTAGTATCGGTTAAGATTTGACTTTCGTTCTCTATCGGCATTTTTCCAATAGCTTCGCATGCGTTGTTCGTTGTGTCTGACACGTTTTTGTTCCTCCGTTAGATTGTGTGATTTTCTTCCCATGTCTATAAGTATAAGACAACGTGGTAAAAACTACATAAAAATCACATAAACAATATTTACGCCGACTTAATGTTTCTCTGTGATATTTATAGTGAACTATGACTGGAAAAAAATCCACCAATATCAGATTATTTAAATCAAAAGAATTATCGAAGCCAAGTGATGAAACTTTGAAAATAATCATTCACTTCGTAACATTCGCAGCAAATAAATTGGGTATAGATGATAAACCGATAATCATTAGGCTTCTACATGCCTCTCCAAATGAACCAATCACAACAGGAGCATACCAACCGAGTAACGATGTCATCAGCGTAATAGTGGAAAATAGGCACCTGATAGATTATGCACGCACCATTGCACATGAAATGACCCATCAGAAACAAGACTACGAAGGTCGTGTTGACGGTCCAGTTCAAGAAATTGGCGGAGATATTGAAGATGAAGCGAACGCGGTCTCTGGTCAAATAATGAAAGAATACATCAAGAAACAACTGACCCCCGAACAAAAGAAGTTCCTTGGTCTTGGCTCCTACTAACATGTTCGACCCAATCAAAAGTTTAATGAAGGACACACCGCTTGAAGTCAAGCGTGATGAAGGAAAACAAACAGCCCTGCAACAATTTTGCCAATCTCACGGAATTCTTGGAGTCAACTGTGGTAACATGGACCCAATGATAGCTATGGGTATGATTAAGGCTCGCATGGGAGATAGAAGTCCAAATTTAACTGAAGTCAAAAAACAAATTCTCAATGGATAATCATACGCTAATCGAATTCTTCCCTGACCTTATCAATGAAGGTGATAATGTTCATACGGTCATGGTTGAAATTCCAAAGTTTAAGGAACTAATTGACTACATTGCAGCTATACCAGCCGATATAGTCTATGAACCAGCTGACCCAGAGTATGGTAAGACCAAGACTCCTCACGTTACTGTTCTCTATGGTATTGAACCAATGGAAGGCGAAAAAGCTAAGGCTCTCCTAAGAAAAATCCCTGCAGTCGTGACCGCCACTCTCGGTGGACTCTCCCTCTTCGAAACACCAAAATTTGACGTTTTAAAAATTGATGTAACAAGTCCATATCTTTCTCGCATAAACAAATTTCTAACAAACAACGTTGAGTATCATAATGATTACCCAAGCTATCATCCGCATGTCACCCTATGTTATTTGAAGAAGGGAATGGGTAAAGAACTTGCCGGAGACAGTCGATTTGCTGGAACAAAATTGGCCTTCAAGACATTCCTTTACAGTGATGCAACCCGTAATAAGGAAAAGATTCCGATGAAGACCCCTGAAGAACCGATTAAGGAATATGGAGCCGGAGGAGGTTACGGTGGAGCTACAGGTGGAGCAGTTGCAGCAAGTGGTTGGGCAGGAACATTCTCATCGGCTCAAACTTCTGGAAGAATTGGTATGTATCCTCAGCAGAAAGGATACCGCGATACAAGTCGTGGAAACGTAGTAACGGGAATTAACCCATATGACACAATCAACGACCAAGACCTCACCGACCCTCGATTTGGAAAAGATGAAATTAGAACGGGTCTTCGATATGAAATGCCAAAGATGCAATACCCAAACAAAGACATTGCTAGAGCCCTTGTAATTGCTAATCTCGAAAAGAATCCAAAATTCTATTCAGACCTTCACCAATATTTTGACACACAATAACATGAAAAACATCGCACACGAATTTGAAGTAGGTATTGAAGTTGAGAAAGAACACACGCAGGACAGGGCTCTCGCCTCAAAAATTGCCTCCGATCATCTCCGTGAGGACCCAACATATTACACAAAGTTATTGGCTGCTGGATTAGTTAATGAACCTGTCCCACAAGCATTGGCTCATTTGGACAGAGGAGCAACGGGAACGGGGGAACTTCCCGTAAAGGTAGAAAAGAACAACTCTATCCAGTTTGGCAAAACTCCACCAAAACTTCCAGCGCCGACTACAGTGAATGCAGAAGGTGGATTGGTAAATCAAACAACTGGTGCAAAAATGACAAATCAGGTCGCTCTTGATAAGGGAACCATTCCTCTTAAACAGAACGATACAATGCCTCTAAAACCAACTCCTAAGATGAAAGGAGCTGAGATGCTCGTTGTGGTGGCTGACCCAGAAGACTCATTCCTTGGTCAGATTCACGAAATTAGTTTATAAATATATACGGTCTGTGCCATATTTATTGGCATGAGAAAAAAAGTCTATATATTGGTTGTCTGTTTGGCCGCGTTCCTATTTTCAGCTGGCTGGACATCGTGTGTTCATATTCCATATGAAGCAAAGTCAGAAGTAACCCGTCAACTCGATGAGTTGAAAAAGAATCACGAGATTGATAAGGCGGTAGATTTAGCAAAGCTGTCTGGCCAGAAGGACAAAGTAATTCAATCAAAAGATTTACAGCTTCAAACTATATCAAATAGTTTGTATGGAGCTAATGAAGGTTTCAAGTATTATTATAAACCAGGCCGATTAGACATTATCATCAACAATAGGGTAACGGAGGCTCAAGCTGCAGTCGGTGTTCCTCCAACCTATGAGGCAATTGTTAAAGAGAATGCCAGACTCGCTCTTGAATTGGATGAAACAAAAACAAGTTTGAGTCAACTATCAGCTACTCACAAAGAAGTCGTTGCATCTAATACAAAAATTTCAGATGAGTCAAAAAAGCAACAGGCGGAAATCGAACGTCTCGAGAAAGAACAATTGACAAAGGACGCAGCTTATTTGGTAAAGCTAAATGCCAAACAAGACGAACTCAATACTGTCAACAGTAAGATTCAATCCATGTTACAACAGAAAGCAGACGATGAACAGGCCACTAAGGAACTTAAACAAAAGCTCATGTTGTGGTGCGGTATCGGAGCTCTTGCTTGTTTGGCTGGAGCGATTTATTCTCCTGTAGGAAAACAAGGTTTTGTGATTGGTGGGATTGTTTTAGGAGGAGCTGCAGTGGCGATTCCTTTCATTACACTGTGGATGGTGTTGGTCGGTGTATTGGTTGTGTCAGCTATCTGCGGGGTCGCTTTGGCTATGAAATTTAATCTGTTAAATAAAACTAATACAACGCTTGTTCAGGGTATCCAAGACGACATTGAAAATGGAAGCACAACTATCAAGTCTAGCATCAAGGCATGGAATACAAAATATGTCAAGGCAGCAGATGGTTCTATCACAGAGGTTCCAGATAAGGCTGTGAATAATCTCATCCAATCGACATTGATGAAAGTTGGCCGATTACCAACCGATGTAAATCCGATAGAGACGCCTACAAGCGGTTCGATTGGTTGATAGTTTTTATACTTTGTATCGTTTTTGTATCGGTTACTTATAGGTATGGGAAGAAAACCACTACCACCAAAGGAACGACATGGACGAAAACTTCAATCAAGAATGCGCAGTTACTGGAAAAATGCCGATAAAGAACGAGCAGGAGGTTTACGACGTTACTACTCCACTCGTAGGCATCTACGGATTGCAGAACAAGCTCAAACCTGATAAGTGGTATATCGGTCAAAGTTTGGATATTTACAATAGATGGAAAAACGCATACTTAAAGTTGAAATGTAAGGCTCAACCAAAAATTTACAACGTAATACGAAAATATGGATATGATGCTTTCAATAAGATAGTGTTGGAGGAATGTCCCAAGGATAAACTGATATTGTTGGATAGAGAAAATTATTGGATTTTTCAAAAAAATTCCATTGAGAACGGGTATAATCTGATAAAAGGAAGATGTTCATCTGGAGAAAGAACACTCACCGTGAAAGAAAAAATTGGAAAGGCTCAGCTCGGAATAAAAAAATCATCAATTCGGGAAGAAACACAGCGAAGAAACTAAAGAGAAAATGAGATTGTCTCATCAACGTCGAAGACTTATTACAAGTTGACACTTTCGCCCATCTGTGTGATGATTGTTGTCAATGGGAATATTACACAAAACCAGATGTTATCTTATAGGAAGTATGCAATATGCCGATGGAAGGGGTTGGCGAGAAGATATTACTCCCACACTGAAAAACATGGGAGTTGTTGTCTGGAATCCTTACATAAAACCGTTTGTTGATGATGTTCCCGAAGATGAAAATACGCGTGCTGAGTTGGCAGACCTCATGGCTCAAGAAAACTACGACGCTGTAGCACAACGAATGAAACCGGTCAGGAACTATGACCTACGGCTCTGTGACCTGTCTGATTTTTTGGTTGCCCATATTAAACCATCTGTCGCATCGTGGGGTTCCGCTGAGGAACTGGTCACGGCCTGTAGAATGAAGAAACCAGTTTTTATATCCATTGAAGGTGGAAAGAAACTAACTCCACTTTGGTTACTTGGTATGTTTCCCCACAAGTATATTTATAATAACGTCGATGAAATCGTTGAGATGTTAAAGAAAATTGATAGCGGAGAAAAGCCTATTGATGGAGATAAATGGAAGCTCCTATTGCCAGAATATCGTTAACCGTATATACTTATAGATAGACCTAATTTATGTATACCGGACAAATCTATCTCGACAACCTCCCTCTCACAGTTCAAGAAGCTGTGGATTTGGGTTATATCACCGTTGACGCTAACCAAGACATTTGGTTAATTGAAGATACTATGAAAGTCGTTAAAATTCAAGGCGACCTACGCCTACACAGCTAAACAATTATGACAAACTATTACATCATCGATACTACCGCTCCACAAAAAGGCCAGTCACCTGTTCTTACCTTTTTAACTACCGAAGGAGTAGTTGCTTACCTTGAAAAAATGTGCATCCGCCGCTTTGGAAAGACACGAAAGCAATATATGTTCTCCGTAAGTGAACTTGGTTTTGGTGAAGACGACCAAGCTGGAAGAAGTTTCTCGGAACAAATGGAACAGTATTTCAACATGGGTGTTATTAGAAAAGATTCCAATCCAGTTCGTTGTAATATCTTTCAAGCCGACGCCTTCAGTCGAGGTAAGGCCGAACACGGAAACTAATGAGTTCTGGCGGGATGGACATCGCAATAAAGTGGTCAAACCCGGAAAAAGTTAACACGAAATTCGGAGCACGGTGGGTTCGTAGCTGGATTATCCCTCAACTTTTTCTTGAGGGATTCTTCATTTTTTGGAACAAGCAAAAATTGGTATTGAGAACCAAAGGCTATTCCATCGCAAAAAATACTTCTGGCCAATGGACATTGAATGAATGGCAATTAAAAAAAGGTGAGTTTAGAGAAAGTTTTGGCAAAGACAATCCAAAGGAAGAAAAGAAATCTGTCCCCATCGAAGTAGAAAGTCCTCTACTACCCTATACAGTGAAAAATGTAACAGGCCTACGTGAATGGCAAGTTCCGTTGGTTGCACAATTGTGTGCGGCAATGAAAGCAAATAAGGCTGCTATCGATGGTTCTGATACCGGGGCGGGAAAGACGTATGTTGCTACAGCAACCGCTCGTGAACTGGGCCTTAAGATTGCTGTAGTCTGCCCGAAATCCGTCATCAGTGCGTGGAAGAGAGTCATCGGTAAACATTTTGGTATGGAACCAGTTTTTGTTCTCAACTACGAATCGGTCAAGACAGGAAAGTATAAAAATATTGGAACGTGGAAGCCTGTGAGTAGAGACAGTAATCGTGAATTCTTTCAATGGAATATACCTAAAGATACGATGCTGGTGTTTGATGAAAGTCATCGACTTAAGGGACAAGGAACTCAAAATGCTGAGATAGCTGTAGCGGCTAAGAAGCAAAAATACCAAATACTCTGTTGTTCGGCTACCAATGCAATCAATCCAATCGAACTCAAAGCTACAGGACTCATCCTCAATCTGTATAAGAAAGGGTTTCCTCAATTCTTACGAGATCACGATTGTGCTAAGGGAAGATTTGGTTGGGAGTTTGGTGGAGATAAAGAAGTCCTGAAGAAACTTCACAGTGAACTCTTTTTGAAGAGAGGTGTTCGTATTCGAAAGGAAGACATCAAGGGATTTCCCGATTGTGAGATCATCGCAGAAGCATACAATATTGATGATGTTTCGGAAAAAGAAATGAAGAAAGTGTATGCTGAAATGAACCGAGAATTGAGTCTTCTAAGTATCAAGTGCAAGAACACCGCTGAATGGAAAATTAACGCAATGGTGATTCAGTTGAGAGCGCGTCAGCAAAGTGAGCTTCTCAAGGTTCCATTATTCGTAGAAATGATAGAGGATTCCCTCGAAGATGGGATGTCTGTGGTGGTCTTTCTCAATTTTAGTGAAACCATCCGAGCACTAGCCAAACGTCTTAACACGAATTGTATAGTGTGGGGGGAAAACAAAGGTGATGAGCGAGATAAAAATATCGACGCTTTTCAAGCCGATACCCAACGTGTTATTTTAGTAAACGTTCAAGCTGGTGGAGCTGGTTTGTCTCTACATGATTTGAATGGAAAGTATCCCAGAATAGCTCTCATTTCTCCGACACCAAGTGCGGTCAATTTGAGACAGGCTTTGGGACGTATTCATAGGGATGGAGCTAAAACAAAGTCTATGCAAAAAATAATTTTCATAGCCAACACAGAAGAGGAAGATACGTGTGATAGAGTGAAAGCAAAACTGGAAAATCTTGATACTATCAATGACGGAGATGTATTGGTTGGTAGCATATTTGACGAAAAATCTTGACGTTCCAGTAAAAACGGTTAATGTCTTACTATTGAAATCTTTATATCAAAATGACTGAGCAACAGCCAAACTTTAACGTTGAGGGATTAGATTGGATTTTCGATCTCGACATCGATGAATCTATTTTTGTTACTCCAGGCGAACAATACATTGAGGCTGCATCCAGAGGAATAGAGATGCAAATTTCCACAAATGAAAAACTTAATCTCGGGCCAATGATTATTGTGAAAAAGAGAGGGAGTAAGAAAGAAGCTTTAGTCAACTCCTACATCTGTCTTAATAATGTAAGTCAATACGCATTAGCTGAGACACTCAGAGAGAGTTACAAGAAACAATCAGGCGGACAAGATTTGGCAGTGGATGATATTGGATTCTCTTTTTAACATGAATGCAAAAGAAGCTCAGAATTTTTCAGTGGACATTTTGAAAGAGCTCGATGATACAAGCTTTTCTGATAGTCTGTATTTCAGTATAAGAAATGTTGGAACAAAAGTTTTTCGTCAATGTAAATACGACCAAATAGAAGGTTGGTTATTCATTTGGACAAAACAAGAAGTATTTTTTATGAAGGAGTCTGATTTGGGAGACTTCGTTGTGATTGATGCAAATCAGACCGTTTCCTCTCTTATATGAACGCAAATGGTAGGCCAAGAAGGCAACTTCTTGAAACAGAAATTTTAGCAGCTCAAAGCCTTTCCAAATCTGAGGGTGAGGCTGCTCGTAAATTGGGCGTATCTGACACGACTTATAAGAAGTATGCTACTCTTTATGGTATATATGGTAGAGTAATGAATCGAGCTGGAAAGGGTGTGAGCAAGGCAATCAAAAACGAAGACAGCGGAATGTATCCATTGAACCGAGTCTTCGCTAATGAGTTTCCAGACTATGCGCCTCATCGCCTACGAGTTAGATGTATCCGCTCAAACAAATTAGAAGAGAAATGTGCTCAGTGTGGATTCAACGAACGCCGAATTGCTGACGGTCGTATTCCTCTGTTATTAAATTTTGTAGATGGTAACGGTAAAAACATGGCATTGGAGAACCTCCAACTACTCTGTTATAACTGTTACTTTTTATATGTTAACAATCCATTTGGTAATAGAAAAACTTTTAAATTGGAAATAAAAGAATGAGAAATGGAGCCACACCTATTCCAGAACCGACACTTGAAGAAAAGAAGGCTCTTCTAGCTGGTTGGGTTGTCATTGTAGAAAAGGAGTGTGAGGACATTTTAACGGAGAAAGATAAGAAAATGACAACTTATCTTAATATGAAATCTCGCTACGAAAGATGGTTATCTTCTCGTTTACGTTGGATAACCAAGTTGGAAAAGAGATTGAACGCCCGAAAAGCTCAATTGAAGGAAATCCAGACCCAATTACAGGCACTGGAAGTTCCTCCACCATCACCGTAAACGTTGGTTGGGGTATATTTATTGGGGTGAGAATAGATCCCCTAACCCTATTGATAGAAATGGATGATAACAATCCAGAAAACGTCATCAGTGCCCCATCAGGAAGTTATCTATATCGAAACGGAAACGTCTTTTCAATCCGTAGACCTAACTCCGCTGCGTTAGAAACGATTGAAGTATCTAAGAAGGCTCTCTCATATCGATACTCCAATCAGACTTGGTGGCCGAAGGTCGAAGAGTTTCGCATCTCATATGTTCACACTTATGAGGTCTGGTATAAGAATTCAGGTAGCGGAAATATTGGATGGTCATTTAGCAGTTTTGACCAACCATACAATGTTTGGTTTGGTCCAGCTGTCCCAACCCCTACACCAACTCCGACGCCAACGCCAACTCCTACCCCAACGATTACACCCACCCCAGCACCTACAGCTACGCCAACACCAATTCCTCCTACAGCTACGCCTACCCCAACACCTACCCCAACGCCGGCACCTACATCGACTCCGACTCCGACGCCAACTCCTACACCTTCTCTAGCAGCTTGGTGGAAATTGAACGAAGGATCTGGAATCAATATAGCAGACTCATCCGGAAACGGATTTACCGGTGTTGCAACAGGCTCACCAAGTTGGGTGACTGGACACAGTGGATCGGTTTCAGCCGTTCAGTTTAATGGTTCCACTCAATTCTTAGAAGGAAATACAAACGACACAGCTTTGGCTCTTTCTACGAACATGTCTTTCACCGCTTGGATTAAGACAGCCGGCTCAGGTGACCAAGCTATTCTTGCTCGTGTTGATAATGCCGATCGTGGGTATATTTTTGGTATGACAGGTGGAAAACTAAGACTCTTTGCGACAGCCTATTCCAATTCAAACACATTCATAAATGATAATACTTGGAAATTCGTAGCAGCAACGGTGTCCGTTGGGGCAACAAAGTTCTTCGTGAATGGTTCATTGACTGACACAACCGCGGGCCACACTACATCTGGAACAGGTTCATTCAAGTGGAGAATAGGCGCAATCAATTATAATAACGTTTCTCAGCAATTCTCTGGTTCAATTCAAGATGTCAGACTTTACAATCAACTTTTGACAGACCAACAGATTGAAAATGTTTATAGCAGCTCTCTTTAAATAACTTGACAATCATCAACTTGTGTTGGAGAATGTGTCAATGAATATTTCTGTTTTATTTAAGGACAAACCTTTCATGCTTTTTATGATTGGTCTATGTTTGGCTCTCCCACTAACGTATTTTACGCACGGAACACCCTACTCAGACTTACCGACTCTTTGGCAAATGATAGTTTGTGCCCTTGCTTCTATTTACTTAATTTCAGTTGGAGCTTTTCGCAAATGATTACCACAGACCCTACCCATCCAGACCTTGGAAAACCCGATTCAACTGGCATGAATAAAGCTTACCTTGTTCTTTCCGAAGAAGAAAGAAGTAAAGGTTTTGTTCGTCCTCTTCACCAAGCTTATGTCCACGTTGGAACAAAACCAAAATATCCTTTGCGTGATTTGACCAGCGAAGAAAAAGTTAGATACTCTTCTTCAAATTACTCTAAGTTTGAGTCTTATCCAGAAGAAAATTCTCCTGTGTTGGGTAAATATTGGACACAATCGGAGTTAAACCGTATCACTGGTTGCGGAACTAAAACGACAATGGGTTTAGCTCTCTGTGAAACATACGCACGAAATCCCAAGTTTTATGGACTTACTTTTTGTTGTGGTTGTGGATCTCATTTCCCGGTTTCTGATTTTGTCTGGGACGGAACAAGTGACCTTGTAGGGTCATAATGCATCCGAAAATTAAATCATTTCGGATAGAAGTGTGTCCGCGAAAAGACATTAAAGATTTCGTGGAGAAATGGCACTATAGTAAGAGTATCAACGGAGTAAAATCTCAGTATTGCTTTAAACTTCTAAGTGGAGATGAACTTATTGGTGCCGCTGTATTTGGAGAACCAGCGACCAAAGGAATTGATACCCATTACATAAAAGACCGAGAAAGGGCTGTAGTGGAACTTAGACGGTTGTGTTGTATTGACATGACTCCAAAGAATACTGAGAGTTACTTCATCGGATATTGTCTTCGTTGGTTGAAGCAGAACACCGCCTACAGTCTCGTGGTAAGCTATTCAGACCTAACTTATGGCCACGAAGGAACTATCTATAAGGCTTCCAATTTTTCATACCGTGGACAAATAAAGCCTCAGAAGTTGATTGAACTAAATGGGAGACTCTATCATGATCGTTCTCTCAGAGTTAAGCACAATGGTAAATTGAAACCGTTTGCACAAAAACTTGTCGATGCTATGAACAACGGAAATGCCAAGATTGTTATGAGTAAATGCAAAAACATCTACACCTACGTTCTCAAACCATGAATACACTCCACTATCATTTTCCGGAAGGATATGTTTCAGATGAATTGTTTGATATTCTACACGAAACCTATCGTGAATTCGAAACATCGGGCGAACCTAAATTTATTGTAGTTGGTGGCTCATTCTCTCTAAACGCTCAATCTGCTATCCACCGAAGAGTTTCTGCTCTCGACATATGTGTGAGTAGATGGCATTATAGCGATGTCCGGTATTTTATGATGAGCAAAGTAGGCACTTGGTTTGAACAAGAGGACCCATCCAACGATATGTCATTCTCATCTTTTAAACTTATCAATGGGAAGGGAAGTGTGTGTTTATATCGACATGAAAACTTCGATAAATTGGAAATAAAGGAAATGGACTTACATGGACGAACCATCTATCTTTTCCCAGCAGCAGAAACCATTGGATACAAGCTAAAATTTTTAGAAGAGTCTCCGGGTTGGACTCCTCAACACGAAATAACCAAACATTTTCGTGATTCGTTATCATACGTGAGAATGCCAAGTGCAAATAAATGGATTGTGGGAAATTTCACGAATATGGTTTTACATCTTAGGTCATATGATAGACTTGCACCCGAATTACAATCTCTCTTGACAAAGGATGAATTTTCGATAATAGAAAAGCATCATTCCAAAGTATCTATGAATAAGATAGATACACAACTTTATAAGTAGGTCTTGACATTTTATAGATTAGGTCTATATTCAGAATGTGAATACTTCTATCCATACTCCTTTTGGAGCAACACTCTTTAGCCGAGGACTTTACAGCTCTTGGTGTCACGTTCCGCGTTACAATCTACTGTTCGACTGTGGAGAGGGATGTGCTACTGCTATCGGCAACGACATCAGCAACATCACCAAGATTTTTCTTGGGCATACCCACGGCGACCACACGCTTGGTCTGTTCAGCTTTGTCGGTTGCCGCAACACTTGTCAGGGAACTTCTAAGAATCCTGCTACCCGAGACCACAACAAGCCTCTGGAGATTTACTATCCAGAGGGTAGCAACATTTATGACATCATCGACTTCCTTGAGAAGCGTAATGGTCATTGGCTGCGTTACGACCTCAAGTGGACTTCTGTTCGCATTGGTGACAAAATCACCGTTGGACACAACACCGTTGTTCGTGCTTTCCAGACTCTTCACCAGAAGAACGGTCTTACTCTCGGGTATGCCATCGAGGAGGCTCGCAAGCGTCTCAAGCCGGAGTTCATCGGTAAGAACATCCCAGAGATTCTCAAGAGCGGACTTTACAACAAGGATTTCATCAATGAGGACTACACTCGTCCTCTCTTTGGCTACTGTCTTGATGCTTATAACATTGTTCCGGGCCACGGTCTGGAGAATTGTGACCACGTTGTAATGGATTGCACTTTTGTCAACAAGGCTGATCGAACCGACATGACTCATTTCACAATGGATGAGGCTCTTGGCTTCTGCCACAACACCGGTATCAAAAACATGTATGCCGCGCACATCTCTCCGCGTTACGATGGATGTAGCAAAATTGCTCCGTCCTTCTCTAGCGACATTACCGCAGTTTACATCATGGACAACACTTGTCCCAACCAAATCTAACTATGGACGAAAACAAATTTATCCGAGCAGTCAAATTTCCTTCCGAACCTGCCCCCGCTTATCTGCAGGCGTGGTGGGACTTTAAGTGGTGGTGCTACCTCAAGTGGCCCTTCAACTCCTACGTATCCGTTACATCATTTGATGAATGGGCTAGACTCCCGCGCAGCTCGAAAATGGTATGGGGCCTGTTCTACCGCTATCACCGCGTGAACACCGCCAGCGGTTTTCTTGAGGGAATGAACAAAAATAATCAGGAGAACGCGACTATCAATAGCTACAAAGAGTTCCGTTGGCCAATTCAATACTACATCCGCGAGACACTCGGTTTTTGCTTCATCGGCTCCCGTATCTCAAACTTCTGGTATAACCAAGTCAGCAGCCGCTACAACCCGCGCCAAAAATGGCTAACCAAGGTTATCCCGCGCACGTGGTGTGACAAGCCGGGCCTCATTCTCATCGTGAACTTTGCGATGGTGACAAACTTCGTGGACGGAGAAAAGTGCTTCGATAATACTGAGTATGAAGGTGACGGAGAAGCTCGGGAAACCTTCGCTAAAGAACTTCGTGCTTGCTACAACTACATCAAGGTGGAACGGCCTGATTTGGAAAAACTTCAAGACGGTTCTTATCCTGAAATTGGTGAGTCTAGTGGTTCGTATGAAAAAGATTACGCAGAAGTAGATCGGATTGAGAAGCTCCTTACCGAGCTTGATACCAAGTGGCTCGTGTGGATTGTGCAGAACCGCGACTATCTATGGACGTAAAGGTGCCTTGTGAGACATGAAGTTTTCATCAAAGACCTTCGGGCTTCTTCTTACGCGAACCTCGTTCTACTAAATAGAACTTACAGTAGCCACGAACGTAATCGTTGGATGAAAGCCCGAACGTCTTTCCTTAAAGCCGAGCTTGAAAAGCACGGTAAGTTAATTTGTGCCTATTGTAAGAGAGACGATTTACAACTTCTTGGAAAAGTGAAGAAAGCTACCGTTGACCATATCAAACCAAAATCGTTAGGTGGAGCGGAGTTTAGTCACGAAAATTTTGCTGTATGTTGTAGGGGGTGTAATGGGAAAAAAGGTTCTGAACTGGAAGAAAACTTTATTTCTGGTAAGTATCTTGCACTCAAGAAGAAGCACCAAAGATTAGATTGAGATTGACCTACGTAAAAATCTCTATACTATTGTATTATGCGAACATTAGTAATTCCCGATATTCATCACCGATTCGTTCAGGCTCAACTACTGATCGATACGGTTCCACATGACCGCGTTGTTTTAACGGGAGACTATTTTGATTCTTTCGGCGACACACCTGACCACGCGTATAACACAGCTGTCTGGCTTAAGGAAATGGTTCTGACGAATCCCAAGATTACTGTGCTCATCGGTAATCACGACCAATATTATATTTGGCCGTGGTATGGCTATCTGCGAGGCAGTGGTTATACCGATATGAAGAGCCATGCTATTAGAAAGGTTCTCAATCAAGATGACTTTGATAAATTCAAATTCTTTACGGTTGACCAAGGTTTTGTCCTGTCGCATGCTGGAGTTACGAGCCAAATTTGGAAAGAGTTCCTACAATGTGAGGCCGATGATTTTGTAACCACAACTGAGAGCTTCTGCAAGGTCATGCAAGAAAGAATTGACATTAGCAGGAATATGATTTCTGTAAATCGACCAGCTGAGCTGTTTATGGCTGGTTGGGACCGAGGCGGAAGCGTTCGTCATGGTGGAATCACTTGGGGAGACTGGAGTTCGTTTGGCCCCGTCAAAGGCATCAATCAAATTGTTGGCCACACTCCTCACTTCATTCCAGAAATTCTGACACAAAGCGACAAAGGATCGGTTAAGCGTTATCTTGTGCATCAATTTGTTCCTGAGAAAGTAAACATGAAAAAATTGACAAGTATCAACTATGCTTTAGATACTCATTCGAAACACTATGCCATCATCGAAGATGGAAAGGTGGATGTGTATGACGCAACAACCCATCTAACTCTCATCGAAATGGTAAAGAAGAACATGCCAATCATTGAGGAAATAGCTCCCCCGGTTGTTCTTCACTCAGCTATGACTGCCATGAGAGAACAACTGATGGACAAAGCTGGTGAGACTGGTTCTACTGTCACTGTTCCGAACATGGATGATATTGATAAAGAAATCGAAAGACTGAAAAATGGAACGAGTCGTTGGACTCAAGTGGAAGATAAAGACCTGACCTAATCTTGG